AAGCCCGGAAAGGCTAGGATACTCACACTTCCCAATGGGTTCAAAGACCCTAACGATATGCTTAAGTCTAACAGACATAAGGACTTCGTTGAAGCTTGGTGGTCTGCTAAAGTGTATACACCATCCGGTGTTATCAATGTTACAGAGCAACGTGATAAGTTTCACAATCGTGAGAAGAAAAAAAGCATTCCTTATCCTTATGAAGGACTCAATAAAAAGCTGTATGGCTTGAGACAAGGTGAGCTTGTAACTCTTACAGGTGGAACAGGACTTGGTAAGTCTAGTGTAACCAGAGAACTAGAGCATTGGCTTGTGAAACAAACACAAGACAACGTAGGTATCATAGCATTAGAAGAAGATTGGAGACGTACCATTGATGGTATACTTTCTATTGAAGCTAACGCTAGGTTATACATTGACCAAGAACGTGAGAAGTTTTCTAAAGAGGAACTTGATAAGATGTTTGACATCTTGTACGATGGTGAGAATAAAAACAGAGTATGGGTTCATTCCCACTTTGGCACCAACGACATTGATGATATCTTTACCAAGCTTCGCTTTATGATTATTGGTTGCGACTGTAAGTGGGTGGTAGTAGATCACTTGCACATGCTAGTCAGTGCTGTTCACGAGGGTGATGAGAGACGAGCTATTGATACGATTATGACTAGGCTTAGAAGTTTAGTTGAAGAGACAGGTGCAGGGATTATTCTTGTATCACATCTTAGACGTGTCGATGGTAACAAAGGACATGAGAATGGAATTGAAGTAAGTCTCTCTCATCTACGTGGCTCTAACAGTATTGGACAACTATCCGATTGTGTAATTGCATTGGAACGTAACCAACAATCAGATGACCCTGATGAAGCTAGGACTACAAGACTACGTGTACTTAAATCAAGATACACAGGTGATGTAGGGATGGCAGCTAGGGTGATATATGATTCAGAAACAGGTAGACTATCTGAACTAACTAACGAAGACATAGAGTTTGATAACTCTGGTGAAGAGGGATTCTAATGGATTTAGTATTTGATATAGAGACTGATGATATCCATGCCACAAAAGTATGGTGTATCGTTGCTCAGAATCCTGACTCAGGTGAGATATTTAAGTTCCCACCTAACAAGTTAGAAGAAGGGTATCAGTTTCTTACCACAGCAGATAGGCTGATTGGTCACAACATTATTGGATTTGATATACCAATGGTAGAAAAGTTTGGAGGAGTTAATCTCAGTGATAAAGATATCATTGATACTTTAGTTTTATCCAGACTGTTTAATCCAACACGTGATGGTGGTCACAGCCTTGAGACTTGGGGTTACAAATTAGGCTATCCAAAGATTGAGTTTGAAGATTATCTTAATTACTCTACTGATATGTTAAACTATTGTGTACGGGATGTACAGTTAAACACTAGGGTACTACAAGAACTTCGTAAAGAATCAAAAGGTTTCTCACCCCAGTCAATTGAGATTGAACAAGGTGTTGCTAAGATTATGAAACAGCAAGAACAAGATGGTTTTGATTTTGATATGCAATCAGCACTTGGTTTGTTAGCAGAGCTAAGAGAAAAGAAACAACTGATTGAATCAGAGGTACATGAAACTTTTAAACCTAAATGGGTAGACACAAAAGAAGTTATACCTTACATAAAGAAAGATGGTAACCTATCTAAGCGTGGACTAACTGATGATGAGTATCAACGTTGTTTAGATACCAACAACTTCAATCCTTTTATGAGACAAACTTTACAAGAGTTTAATCTTGGTTCTCGTAAACAGATTGGAGAATATCTTATAGACTTTGGTTGGAAGCCAGATAGATTTACACCTACCGGTCAACCTATTGTAGATGAGAAAACATTATCCAAGATAACTCACATACACGAAGCAAAACTTATAGCAGATTTTTTATTACTGCAAAAGCGTATAGCTCAAATTGATTCGTGGGTAGAAGCTGTTAAGGATGATGGTAGAATACATGGATTTGTTATTCCTAATGGTACTATTACCGGAAGAATGACACACAGAAACCCCAACGTTGCACAGGTTCCATCTGTTCACAGTCCTTATGGCAAAGAATGTCGAGCCTGTTGGACTGTACCAGAAGGACATAGCCTTGTAGGTGTAGATGCAAGTGGATTAGAGCTACGTATGTTAGCACATTATATGAATGATGAGGAGTATATAAATGAGATTATTAATGGAGACATTCACACGACTAACCAAAACTTTGCTGGACTTAAATCAAGAGATCAGGCTAAAACTTTCATCTACGCACTCGTTTACGGAGCAGGAGATGAAAAGATTGGAAGCATCATTAAAGGAAGCAGAGCAGACGGTAAGAAGTTGCGAGAACGCTTTCTTAGTAGTCTCCCAACATACAAGTCTCTTAAGGAACGAGTTGACAGAGCAGCTTCAAAAAATTTCCTCAAAGGATTAGATGGTAGGAAGTTGTACATAAGAAACAAACACTCAGCTTTGAACACATTGCTTCAAGGTGCCGGTGCTATTCTTATGAAGAAAGCTTTATGTATTTTATCTAGTAGGCTTAAGCTTAGTGGAACACCACATAAGTTTGTCGCAAACATTCACGATGAATGGCAGATAGAAGTCTTATCTTGTAGAGCAAACAAGGTAGGACAAATGGCTGTTGAATCTATCATAGAAGCAGGTGAACATTTTGATCTACGTTGTCCGATGGATGGCGAATTTAAAGTAGGAGGTAATTGGAGTGAGACACATTAAACCAAACGATAGTAGTAGGAAAGGAGACTTAGCTGAGTATTATGCAGTAACATGGTTATGGGATAATGGCTATGAAGTATTTAAAAATACAGGCTGTACTGGACCCATAGATATGATAGCCATGAAAGACGGTGAAACTATTTTTGTTGATGTTAAAACAGCACAACCACAACAACATAAAAAAACCGGAAACAAAGTAACCAAATGTCAAAGTCGAAACGAAGAACAAAAAAGATTAGGTGTTCAGTTATTACAATTCAATCCTGTTACTAGACAATTAGCATGGATAAAGCATAGACAGAGAACATAATATGACTAAATCTAAAAAAACTCTTGACACCTTAGTTGAAGATATATATAATAAGATAGGTGTACTTGCCGATGGTGAGCACATTGATCTAGACCCTGAGACTATTGACCAGTTTGGTGAGTCTATGAAAGATATACTTTACAAGTGGTCTCACCCTGAACCAAGAGGTGATACAACTTTACGTATGTCTAACATAGGTAAAAAACCTAGACAACTTTGGTACGATATGAAGTCAGAAGGTACCCCAGAAAGGATGCCACCCTCTTTGTTCATTAAGTTTTTGTATGGACATTTACTTGAAGAGATAGTTATATTTCTTATCAAGCTATCTGGACATACAGTTACTGATGAACAGAAAGAGATCAAAGTATCTGGTATCAAAGGACACATGGATTGTGTTATTGATGGAGAGGTTGTTGATATTAAAACAGCTTCCGGATTTGCTTTTAAAAAATTCAAGGATGGTACTCTAGCAGAGAACGATATGTTTGGATACATGGCTCAACTTGCCGGTTACGAACAAGCACAGGGTACAGACAAGGGTGGATTCCTTGCTCTTAATAAAGAGTCTGGTGAGTTAGCTTTGTACAGACCTGATAACTTTGACAAGCCTAACATCAAGAAGAAGATCACAGATATTAAAAAGGCTGTGAAGTTAGCAACACCACCTGATCTATGTTACAGTCCTGTTCCAGATGGTAAGTCTGGGAACATGCAGCTACCTAGAGAGTGTGTGTATTGCAGACACAAGTTTGAATGTCATAAAGATTCTAATGAAGGTAAAGGTTTACGAGTATTTAAATATTCTAATGGGTTAAAATATTTAACTCAAACACCCAAGCCACCTAAAGTTATAGAGGTAACACAGATATGAGTGGAAGAAAATCAAAACAATTAAGACGTAGAGCAGAAGACTTACTCATAGAGTGGTTAAGAACTATGGTTCCAGATGGAGAAGATACATCTAAGATACATCGAAAGAATCTTAATGAGTTCTTACCAGAACAAACTCACATCTTTGCTAACAATAGATTTCTTCTTAGTGCATACAGTTTACGCTGGTTTTACAAACAAGTTAAACGGAATCCACAGCTAACGCTTGGAGACCTTAATGCCTAGAAGAGTACCTAGAAAACCTAGACCCAAAAAGATTAACGTACCTAAAGGATATGATAGTGCATGGGAATTTGATATGCACCAAACTATTCTCAAAGATTGGAAACATCATTGGGATGTTATCAAGTATGTTGTTAAACATAAATACGAACCAGACTTTGTAAAACAAATAGATAGTAAAACAATATTACTAGAAGCTAAAGGTAGGTTCTGGGATTATGCAGAGTATAGTAAGTACATACATATTAGAGAAGCATTACCTGCAAACACGGAGCTAGTCTTCTTTTTTCAAAAGCCTTTCTCTCCTATGCCGGGAGCAAAGGTAAGGAAAGATGGAACAAAACGTACCCATGCTGAGTGGGCTGAAACAAATAACTTTAGATGGTACAGTGAAGATACTTTACCTGATGATTGGAGAAATGATGAACTATAAATTTAATGAAGGAAAATTAATACAAGAACTACAAGAGTATATTGATGG